CAAGTGATATCAATACAGGATTCCAGTTAGCAGCAGAAGTAGTATTTGCTGCAGGTGCAGCTTCTGATAGGAAACCAGCATTTGCGTTGGCTTCTTCACGAAGTGCGATTTCTTGATTTTCTAGAATAGCCGCAGTAACGGATCTTCTATGGTAGTCTGTAATTTTGCCAGCTGATTCTTCGTTCAGTACTGGAGCCCATTTCTCGACCAATTTATCGTATGATTGCATTTATTTTAACTCCTAATTAATGCTTCGGCGCAGTCTTTTTGATTGCGGCGAGATATGAATTCATAACATCAGAATTTTCTACGACGGCGTCGTCATCGCTTTCAGTATCTTCTTCAATTATTGATTCAGGTGTTGTTTTTGAGAAATATGATTCTTTAAGTGTAGCTACTTTCTTAGTGAAAGTTGCTTCATCTACAAAATCGATATCTTCTGCTAATTTCTTTAACTTCTCAACTTGAGTTTCAGCCAAATCTTTAGATGCTTCACGAATGACTGCATCCTTTTGGAATCCTTCTAGTTGTGTTGCTAATTCTATTGCAGTTCCAGTAGTAGTATTGAGTTTTTCCTCAAGGTCACTAACTGTACCTGAAAGTTCGTCAACTAGGTCAACCTTAGAATCGGGAACAGATATATAAGATTCAGTGAATAGGTCTTTCAAACTATTCATAAAATTCTCAGCTATCTCTGTGCGTAAACCGTTATGGATTGCGACAGTGTTCTCTTTCATCCAGCTTTCAACCACGTAATTTAAATAGTTGTCAACCTTTTCAACAAGGTCTGCTTTAGTAGTAGCTACTTCTTCAGATAGTTCCTCATTGTATTTTTCTTCAAGACGGTCAATTTCTTCCGATAGTTTGGAATTAATTGCGGCTTCAAAAACTACGGCTGCTTTTTCTTTAAATTCTTCAGATAAAGTAGCTTCGTTTTCTACTAATGCATTTAAATCGCCAGAGAAGTCTGCTTTATAATCGACAGAAACATCTTCTTTCTTCATACTCTTATCGTCTTGACTTTCGCCATGATAAGATGCATAAACACCTTTAAGTTGTTCTTTTGTCATGCCGTTCATTTTACTGAACATAGCATTTATTATACCCGCTTTAGTTCCTGGTTCTTTTGCCTTAGCGACGGTACCGGCAGCTTTTTTAACATCAGCTTCTGAATCGTCTTCAGACGGTACATCAGGGTTTTCTGCGGCTTCTTTCTTAGAAGTAGCTTCTTCTACATGAGTTGATTCCAATACATCGTTCTCAACACCATCTTGGAGTTCTTGATTTTCAATGATTTCTTTTTCAGACATCATTATGCTCCTTATATTTTAGATTTGAGTAACGAGAGGAAATTCTTAAACTCACGAACTTCGGCTTCATATAGATTGGCCCGTGTAGTTTTCTTAATTTCGGTCTCCATTTGTTCAATAGCTCTAGATTCAATAATACCGTTATTCCAAATCCATTCCACACCTTCCATAACTCCATTAACAAAAGCTCCTGGAGCAGATGGATCTTGCACAATATCTACTGCGTTAAGAATAAAATCGTCTTTGACGACCATTGCGTTATTACGGTTTTCTAGGCTTCCCATACCACGAGTTGAAACACCTAGTTTGACACCACCATCAAGAAGGCCTTTTACGACTTCCCCCATAGGAGTACTCAAAATAGTTGCTTTGCCCATAACATTGTTACCATCCCAATGAAGGTCTTCAATCTTATGAGAAACTTTGTCTAAATTAATAGTCGGTCCTTCAGGGTGATTTAACTCACCAACTGCTCTTCCGGTAATAACTTGTTCAGTGTTATATTTACTAACAGCTGATTCCATTACTACTCTAGGATATATCCGACCATTACGGTTCTTAGATTCTGCTTGCATGAAAACTCCCTCTATGACATAACTTTTTTTGCCATTTTCACCAGCTTCTGTGATGAATGAAAGGTTGCTTTCTGTAAATTCTGATATCAATTTCATAGATTTGCCCTTAACTTTCTACTTGTTGTAAATGTAAGTTGCATTAGGGTCTGTAATACCTGTCAACTTAATTGCAGCATTTTCCGCAAAAATTTTATCTGTTCCATTTTTTGGAATTATTACCGATTCCCATGCAGTAAGTGTTAGAGTCGCACTATCTTCTCCACCATTTAATGGTCCAAATATAGTTACTAGATAAGGGGTTACAGTAGTATTTACTGCTCTTACCACTCTACTAGCCGTTACATTTGAAGCAGCAGTTGCAGTTGTTGGTGCAGCAATTTCTGCTATTAAGGGTCTGTAGATTGGTAAACTTCCCATAATTGATATTCCTGTTTTATTTGTTACTTATTTGAATGTATTTATACAACAAAGGTTTTTGATTAAAAAGACCCTCTAATAAAAAAGTTAAATGTAGTTCTAGGTTTTATTACACTATTAATGTTCTTGCTTAAATATCCATGCCAAGTTTTATCTTCCATAGAAATAAAACTAAGTGCTGAATTTGGAATAGAATCTACTTCTACGCATTCATCAATATGGTTGTAACAATTATCTGATATGAATGTACCATAATCGGTTGAGTCAGTGTATACAATCGTGGACAATATTTTACTTAAAGCATCACAATGCAAGCTTATCTTTTTATCTTGAATAAGTGTTTGGACTTGTACGTCTATTGCTTGTGTTTCACGATCCCATGGGTCTCCGCCTAATAGTTTTAAGTTATCAAGCAATTTAATTTCAACCATAGAAAGTAATTCTAACAACTCTTTGCTTTTAGGTAATTCTTTAAAAACAGCATCAGTAGGATTTTTTGGGCCATTAAAATTTTTAAATTTATGTTCACCAATAGGTTTCTTAGCGCATTGTATTGTTTTATTACAATCTGGGTCATAGTCTATAAGGCTAGTTAATAAATTAAAATCATCCATATCCAAAAAATCAGATTGTATTAGATGTTCCCAAGGGGATTGGCTGACTATAAAATCCCTATTCTGCGGCTTCTGGTTCAATAGCATCATCAACTTCTTCATCAGTTAATTCGTCACCTTCTACAGGTATTTCTTCTTGGAAAGCATTATTAAATACTTGTCCTGACAATTTAATTTTTTCTTGGTCTAACAAGACATTTTGTTTTAGTGCTAAGCCGGCTTTCATTTTATCTTCAGCTTTATTAAAATCACCATTTAAAATATCGTCTATTAAATCTAATTGTACTGCGGTATCACTCATATATTATATCTCCTTTAAAGTTCATCTTCAGAATCAGGCTCGGTGCCAGATTCCTGTTCAATTTGTTCTTTCATTGTGTCTATATCTTCTTGAGTTAGGTAAAGAACATTTTTCATAACCCATTCTTTTGAATAGTATTGACCAACATAATTTTGAATTGAATCTAATGTTCCAACTCTTTCTCTTGTTAATTCGGCTTCTCTTAATTCGGTAAAGTTATTATCTTTTAAGAAATCAATAATAACGTCACTTTTAAACAAATCCCAATCAGCTTCAGTAATAATACCTTTTAACAACAATTGTTTCTTTAGTATTTCTTTGAAGAGATAAGAGAATCTACTTCTTAATCTATCAATAAACTTTTGGAATTTAAGTTCGTCACGACCAATCTCGGATGAACGTCCTAAGGAAAATGCGTTATTCTCTTGTTCTAATCTACTAACAGGAACATTTAATGAACGATACATTTTCTTTTGAAAATATACTATGTCATCAATCTGACCAAGATTATCTCCACCCGGTAGAGTTGCTATTTCAGTTCCTCTTCCACCCTCACGTCTAGGTAACCAGAAATCTTCTAACATAGACATATGTTTTCTATCATCTCTTATCGCACCAGTGTTAGCATCATATACTAGTTTGTTACGATATCTAGACATAATTTGTTTCATATATTCTTCAGCTTTACCCTTTGGTAAGTTACCAACATCAATATAAAATATTCTTCTTTCCGGTGCTCTTGCTAAACGATAGATAACAAGTGCATCTTCCATCATTCTTAATTGATTAATTGGTTTTAATGCTTTGTGTAGATATGATATAACTTTTTTACGGCTCTCATCTAAAAGTCCAGATGTAATGTAACTAACAGAATCTTCTGTTAATTTTATACCCGATGTTGTAACACCTGGTTTTTCTTGATAGATATAATATTCATCAACCTTTTGTACTATTGAAGCCCCTGTTGCAGGGTCTTTCTTTGTTTGAACTTCTTTAACTTTTCTTATCTTTGAGGAATCTACAGGTCGTATCTCAACAATACCTCGTTTAAGATTACCTTCATCTACTACTAAGTGATGATATAGTCTTCCATCAATATAATACCTTCTGAAAATGTCATGACCATTCTCATCAAAATCTAACATACTATATATGCCGTCAAATTCTTCTTTAATTAATTTTTTAATTTGGTCTGATGTGTCAACGTTGTCTAAAACAACATCTACTGTTTGTTTTTTAACACCGTGTGCTATAGCATTATCTACTATATCTTCTATAGCCGCATCAACTTCAGGGTGCATAGCAACCCCACGATATTTCATGATAAGACCTCTATTGTCTTTTACTGTGTCTTCACCATTTATATCAATGTATTGTCCATAATGTGAACCAGAAGCTGTAACGTATCCTGCTCCATCATCATCTCTAGGTGGAACAATAGAAGGACGTTTTGTCATATCCTCTTTGGATGCTTTTTTTATTTCAAATCCGAATAATGTAAATCCGTTATTTTCTGCCATGTATCAATCCTATGTTACTACTAGAGGGAAATTACTATAAAATCCCTCTAGTAATATTTATACGAGTATTAAGAAGTCGTTGCGATAGGCCCTAATGCTTCAAAATATTGATATGTGAACGTTACAGTAAATTCTTCGATAGCATCCACTGTTTCATAAGAAACATCAATAGGTGCTATTTCATTTGGAAATGCTCCTCTGAATACATATTCTTTTAAAGAATCACCGTTACGATCTAGTTGTTCTATCTTGAGGTCTGCTTCATAGTTAATTGGTGACACTAGACCAGTATTGGTCGAATGAGCATTAATCCCATTTGACCATCTTTCTAATGCATTCCTTACTGCGAAATCAGTATCATTAATAATAGTTACAGTCCATACTTCAAAAGTACGGTCTCCAGCCATTTTTAATATTCTACCTCTAAATGGAACGTCTATTACTCCGAATGTTGAACCTGGTAATTGAGCTGTCTTGCACATGAAGGAAGTCAATTCAGGGTCACCATTAGCATAACTTGGAAAGTTGATAGTCGCCTTAAATAAATTAGGACGAGCACCACCACCTCTAAGCTTTGCTTTAAAGTCGTCTACTCCTAAAACTGCCATTTTTTAGCTCCCTTACACTGTGCCAACAACTTCTTCAAAGTCAACACCAGTTCTTACTGCAACAAAATTAAGTGTTACATAGTTAATTGAACGTGCTGGTTTGATGAAGATGCTTGCGATAAATTCATTTCTATCAATTACTGCTGGTGTATTATTTGTGGTATCACATACAACACGGAAGTCAGTAATTCCTCGTCTACCTTGTACTTCTCTAAGCAATGGTTCTACAATGTTTACGAATTCAGCTCTTGTAAATTCGTCATTAAATTCAAACATTACACTCTCAGCGGCTCTGCCGATTGCTCTTTCGAGTACTAAGAATAAACGTCTTACATTAATCCTATCAAATGCAGATGGTCTTGATAATTTAGTTTTATCACCAAATAGTATGATTCCTTGACCAGGTATATTTGCAACAGGATTTACACCAGCTTTATACAGAGTATCTCTCTGTGATTTTGTTGGTACATAATCGATAGTTGTTACACCTAAATATCTACCTCTTCTTTGCCCTGCAGGAGAGAACCACGGGGCCCTATCTCTATCAGTTGCAGCCATAAGGCCAGCAGTTGAGGAAGAAGCTGGTATTTGAATATATTGGTCATTATATTTATCATAGACTTTTAAATAGTTTCCATCTAATACTAGATATGATGAGTTTGTTAATGCATTTGCAGTAGTTTGAAGATTAGTTGTTATTGTTGCTGCACTAGTTACACCAACTAAATCACCTCTTTTTGGTGATGCCGCAACTACACAATCTTTTCTTGCTTCTGCGATAGCAACAAGGTCATTCACAATAGTTGTATGTGCTGTACTTGTAGCATCGGGTGCAATTAAGAAATCAATCTCTACTATATCTTTATCTTCAAATAAGTCATATCCAGAAGCAACTTCTGATGCAGTAAGTATTGCTGAATTTACTCCAGAAGCAAACTCAATATCAGTTGTTTTAGTTCCACCAAAATCTCTAGAAGCAACTACAGGTTGACCGAAGTTAGCATGAGAAGAGTCGATAGCATTAACAAAGAATACATATTCTGAGTTAGCATTAACAACGTCTTTGATGAAAATTGAAGAACCGTCTGCTGATTTTGCATCTGATGCTTGTGATTGATAAGGATATGTTTCTAATACTGTGCCAGCGGTACCTGTAAATTTACCATCAGCATCAATAACTGCTACATGAATTTCATCTTCAATACCACTTCTATTTGAAGCATATGTTGAAGTTTGAGGGAAACCATCAAAAGATGATTTATAAGCCCACCCATTAAAGAGTGCACCGGATGAATCTGCACCAGGACATATAGATACTTTTAAACTATTTCCTAGTTCACCTGGATATCTTGCTATAAAACTATACCCTTGTGTTTCTAATGCTGTTTTAGCACCGTCAAATGCTAATTTATTGTTTATTGGTAAGCTTGTTCCACTAGCATCTGAGTCTGCTGGTGTTTGGAATAAGCTTCCGAATGCTGTTGCTACAGCAGATGTTGCTTGTCTTGCAACTTGTAAATTGGATGTATACCTTAAAAAGTATGCAGCCGTATGAAAATCTATTGTGTTGTAAGAGTCGGGATTAGCAAATGTATTAACAAGTTCAGCTTCATTCGAAACTTGTCTACGTTCACCAATTGGCCCCCAACGGAAATTACCTACAAATGCCCCAGTTGTACTTTGTACATTTGGTACACCACTTGTAAGGTCAATTTCTCTGACTACAACCGCAGGAGATTCTGAAGGAGTCGAAAGTGCCATGGTTATTTTCCTTTGATTCGTTTACTAATTATATGTTATCATAATGCGGTTATATTCAATCTAGTGCTATTATTTATAACTTTCCAAATTCTAACTGATTCACTCTCATTTGTTGTATTTTCAGGTTTAAGATTACATTTCTTACAGGTTAACGAGAAACTTCTATTTCCTTTTAACAAATTCTTACGAATAATATCTAACTTTTCTGATGACCATATGGAAGAAAACGATTCGTTATATACGTTACCATAGGTTTCTTTTCTATTCCAATCTTCACAACATACATAAACTTCACCATTCCAATCCATTATAGATTTCATAAATGGTTGATAACAAGGCAAATTTACAGACTCCTCAAATAAATATCCTGCTCTATTACTAATAACAGTAGGTCCAGTTGATATTCTTTTATATGTTTTTAAGTCTTTAAGTATCTCATTCATTCTCTTGACATCTTCTTCACCATCATAACAATCTATCTTAATAGATATTAACCCCCAACTATCAATCTCTTCGGGTGTTACTTTACCATTTAATATTCTATCACCATTAGTAATTAGTCGTGTAGATATATTTTTAGATGTAAAAGATTTTATAATATTACCAATGTCTTTATGTAATAGAGGTTCGCCATAACCAGATACACTTATCACACCATCCCATTTTAAATATTTCAATTCACTTGCTAACATTTCAGCCAAGTGTACTTTCATAAACTTATTAGTATTTGGAAAATCTTTTGAATGTGGACAAAATTCACATACCCTATTACATAAATCTGTTGGACTTATAACAATAGATACTAATCCATCCAGTCCAGGTATTTTAGAAGGCGTAAAAAGCCCTAGTTCGATTCCCAAAACTTTTCATCCTCTTTATAATCATATACAGTATACCAATCATCATTATCTCTTTTAAATGATTCTATATATTCTTCACCATCATCAATAAATCCAAACGGTACTACATCTTCTTCTATTTCTTTCATTCTCTCATCAAACAATAGTTCTTTTAAATTGATATCTGATATATCTGAGAATGCTGAGGTGTATATGAAATATCCAAATAATACTAAATTCATTGCTAAGTCATCATGGTTTCCTGAAGAAGCTTCATATGATTGACTCTTAGCAACAAATGTTGATAACTCCATCACAGTATTTTCATCTTGTATTTCTAGTTTACCATTTTCCATTAAATCTTTTAATGAACTACAACCAATCTTCTTAGACTTCCTAGTTATTTCTATTCCAATTTTATTTGATTTAACAGATGACTCTAGATACATATTCTCATATTCAAAATCATGATACAATCCATTACATACTACACCGCCTTGGTCATTCGCTTCAATAACAACATAAGCTTCATTATACACTTTCGCAATCTTATATATAATGTTAGGGTAGAGTATTGGAGAAATAGTGTTATTGCGATAAACAGCCACTTGCCTGAAAGGGTTAACGGATATATCGATTACTGTAAAAGTAGAATAATCCTGACCTCTACCTTTCGAAACATCAACGGTCATCACATAACCATGACCTTTAATTGTTTCTTCATATATTAATAAAGAACCACCCTCTAATATTCTTATAGGGTTTTTCGCTTGTAATGACATAAGAGTTTCGGCATTAATTAATGTATCGCCTGTTCCGAAGAAGGTATTTCCAAACTCTTGGTCAAATTGTAGTTGTGATGTGTTTGCTATTGTTTGAAGTTTCCATTCCTCATCTCTACCGGGTACATCGTTCCAATCAACTCTAAAAGGTTTAAATTCATTTATTCCTTGTACTGCTCCTTGCCATATATTATAGAATACATTACCAACACCATTTGCTGTAGATGTAACAATAATTTTCGTATTCGTACCAGCAGATACAACAGGATAAGTTGAAGTATAAAATTCTGCAGCCTTTTCAACAAAAGC